CAAGTGTAAGTACAAACACTAGAGCAGAAGAATTAGATCAAGAAATAAGACCATATCTTTCAATAGCAACACCAGAGAATGTTTTAGATTGGAACTTTAAAAGAGAATTAAATGGTAAGTACACACTCGATTATTTAAAAATTAGAGAAGAAGTAGATCGAGAAAATGGTACTTATATTAGAATGTGGTATTTAGATAGAGTTGATACTATTTATTTAAAAGATGATAGATCAGAACCAACTTTGATAGATACTGTACCTAATATGATTGGCAAAATACCAGCAGTTATTTTGTACAATTCTAAATCGCACAAACGAGGAATTGGCCAATCAGATTTGACTGACATAGCTGATTTGCAAAAATCTATTTACAATGAACTATCAGAGATGGAACAATTAATTAGATTAACTAACCACCCATCATTAGTTAAAACTCCAAGTGTAAATGCTAGTGCTGGTGCTGGTGCAGTAATTGAAATGCCTGATGAATTAGAGCCAAACTTAAAACCATATTTATTACAACCATCTGGTCAAAACTTAACTGCGATTATGGACTCTATAAATAATAAAGTAGATTCTATAAATAGAATTGCACATACAGGGGCAGTAAGAACTCAAAAAACAGGAATAACATCTGGTGTAGCACTACAAACAGAATTTGAATTATTAAATGCTAGACTATCAGAGAAAGCTGACAATCTACAAATAGCAGAAGAACAACTATTTAGATTATATGCTATGTTCCAAAATGCTACTTTTGATGGAGAAATAAATTATCCAGATAGTTTTAACATTAGAGATTATGCAAGTGATCTAGTTTATTACCAACAAGCAAAAGCATTAAACATTGGCTCTGCAACATTTAGTAAAGAAGTTGATAAAGAAATAGCTAGAGCAGTTATAGATGATGATAGTAAATTAAATGAAATTTTTGAAGAAATAGATCAACAAGCAGAAGTAGGTCAGTTCACTCAAGATGAACCAGAACAAGAAGATCAAGAAGTAGAGCAAGAACAGATATAATGAATGTCCGATATAGTCAAAGACGCAACCCTTTACAGAATTAAGCAAATAGAACTTGCAGAAGCCCAATATTACAAATCATTAGTCGAAACATTAGATAGAATAGAACGAGAAGTAGTTGCTACTGCTTCAAGACTTCCTTTAACAGATGGTAAATTAATTGAACTACAATCTGCTATTGCAATCAGACCACAAATAAAAGCTATACTTGAAAGAGAATATTTAGCATGGTCAGATACAGTTGTTAGAGAGGGTTTTAATAAACAAGCTAAACGAATAGAAAAAGCATTTAAAAGAATTGGTAATATTCCTGTAGAGTTTCAAGAACTTACTAAAGGCGATCTTGCATTAGTTAAAAATTTAAAACAACAATACTTTACACAATTTAAAGATGTATCTAATACATTTACAAGACGATTATCAGAAAAGGTTTATCAAAATACACTAGTTGGAAGTGAGTTTGCAGTATTAGAAAAAGAACTAAGACAAACAATAAATGGTATTTATGCTAGTTCAGATGACCCAGAAATTCAACGATTAGTTAATTTTGTAAATGAAAACAAATTTAAAAAATCTAAACAAGCAGAGGTTGATAGGTCTATACAAACACTACAAACTAAATTTGCTCGTGACAGGGCTGGAGAGAATATGAAAAGATATGCTGGTCAAATACTTAATGATTCACTTAGAGATTTTGATGCAACTTTAAATTTTAATAAATCTCAAGACGCTGGTTTAACATTTGTAAAATACTATGGAGATGTAATACCTACAACAAGAGAGATTTGCAGAAACATCATAAATGGTGTAATAAAACCTAAACGAAAAGATGGACTTTTCACAATTGATGAAGTCAATAAACTTTGGACAAGTAGAAGTTGGTCAGGTAAAAAATCTGGTAATCCTCTCGTTGTTCGTGGTGGTTATAATTGTCGGCATCAATGGTCTTACGTCAATCCAGATTGGTATGACGAGCAAGGCGAACTAATAATATAACAATAGGAGAAACAATGTCCGAAGAACAAACAAACGTTGCTCAAGAAACAGCAACAGAAACACAAGTACAAGAAACAAATACAGAAGCAAAAGTAGAAACACCAAAACAAAATACTTTTACTCAAGAACAATTAGACAACATAATCAAATCAAGACTTGAAGCTGAAAAATCTAAGTATGAGAAAAAACTTCAAGAAGAAGAAAAACAAAAAGCTGAACTTTTAAAACAAAAACAATTAGAAGAAGCTAAGACAAAACAAGACTTAGAAAAGATTATGCAAGAAAGATTACAAGAAAAAGATCAAGAAGTATTGAGATATAAAACTCAAATTAAAAAAGAAAAAGTAGATAATTCAATACTTTCTATTGCATCTAAAAATAACGCAATCAATCCTAGTCAAGTAGTTGCTTTGTTAAAAGAAGAAGTTAAATACACAGATGATGGTCGTATAGAAGTAGTTGATAATAATTCTAATGTACGTTATAACGCTAAAGGAGAACTTTTTACACTTGAAGATAGAGTAAATGAGTTCTTAGATAGTAACCCACACTTCCGAAAAGGGTCTTTGTCTGGTTCAGGTAGCCAGAATGCTATTGGTGGTAAAACTGTAAAACCCTTAAATATTCAGGACTTGGATTTATCGAAACCAGAAGATCGTAAAACTTATGCAGAATATCGTAAGAAACGAGATTCAGGTGCGATAGAAATTAACTTAACAAAATAACTTAATAGGTAAATAAAATGGCAAACGAAAGCACAAGTTCTACGCTATCAGAACTATACACAGAGATAGTAGCAGAGGCTCAATTCGTTGCTCAAGAACAATCTATCATGCGTAATCTAGTAAGAAATTATGCGATTACAGGTGGTGGAAAAGCAGTTGAAGTTCCGATTTATGCGGCAGTTTCAGCGGCGGCTGTTTCAGAAGCAACTGATTTGTCTAACACTGCAATCAACCCAACTTCTGTAACTATTACAGCATCAGAAGTAGGAGTAATGACTACTTTAACTGATCTAGCAAGAAACTCAGCACCAAGAAATGTTGCGGCTGATATTGGTAGATTATTTGGAGAAGCAGTAGCAAAAAAACAAGACACTGACTTAACAGCATTGTTTGATGGTTTTTCAACAGCAGTTGGAGATGGTACAGCGGCATTAACTGCGGCTGGAGTTTTCAATGCGGCTTCAACTCTTAGAGCGGCGGCGTTAAACCTAAATGATAGTGCAGTAGTGTTACACCCTAAAATAGCTTTTGATTTAAAAGCTAATTTAACAAACACTTTTGCTAATCCAAATGGTGGCGACTTACAAAACGAAGCTATGAGATCAGGTTTCGTTGGTTCTCTTGCTGGTATTAGAATATTTGAAACTTCAAATATTGCTAACACAGGAAATGCTGGAGACTACAAAGGTGCGGCTTTCCATAGAGATGCACTAGCGTTAGCAGAAATGCAAGGTCTTAAAATCGAAACTCAAAGAGATGCTTCTCTAAGAGCAGATGAGATTGTTGCAACTTCTGTATATGGCGTTGGAGAAATCCACGATTCATATGGTGTAGAAATCCACATGGATTCATCAATTCAATAATAATTGAATACTTTGTGAGGGTGGGAAACTGCCCTCGCATCTAATCAAAGGAGAATGAATGATAAAAATAAAACAAACAAAACCAGATATGATTACCTTAGAAAAAGGAAATAAAAAAATTACTAGACCCTACAATGATTATAAATCAAATCAAAGAATGTGGGAAATAAGAGGTTTTAAACCTATTCAAGATGTTGTAAAAGAAGAAAAAGTCGTAGAACTTAAAGTTAAAAGAAAAACAAGAAAGAAAAAAGATGAACCAATGGATTTGGAGACAAATTAGAAAAAAAACCAAATGGATATGGGTAAAAGCTAAAAACAACCCAATGTATTCTATTCCTGTTGTTTTAATTCTTGCTTATATAATTTGGAGTAATTAATGGCTAATTATACAGGTGCTAACGTCATAACAACATCAGATGTTTTAAAGTATCAACCTGATGCTTTTGATTTTGGTATATCTACAACAGCTACAGAAACTACTAATTTTCTAGCACAAACTACTAATGATATTTTAAGAAATTTAAGAATAGAATGGTGGCCTGTATATAAACAAAATATATTTACAGATATTACAGTTTTAAATACTGCTGAGATGGTAAACACAAAAGTTAATTTAGATCAATTTGAACGTGCTGGTGTTTATTTATTTCTTGGAAGATTCTATTTAC